CATTGGCATTATGAATGTATTGAAATTTTAATCCTGCTCGGCCAATGTTAGCACTATATGTACTTTCTAACACCAGTGTGTTTGTTGATCTATCAACTCGTTTTACAACATTTTCATCACTGTCGTAGAAATATATTAATGCTCCGTCAACATAATCATTTACATTAACAAGACTTTCTTTTTGGATTATTGCAATACTATTATTCGAATTATCGACAAATTGTTTAATTCTATTACCTGCTATATCAGTCGATTCTGTAAAAAATAAAAATTTAAGATCAAGATCTAATCCAACAACTTTTTCAAATGCTTCAGGATTGTCAATTACTCCGTCGCTGTCTGAATCAATAAACGCAATTTTTATTTCGTCAGTACTTTGATAACCGTCGTCGTATTTTATAGTATCACTAATTTCAAAACTAATATCCTGCTTTAAAGGGAACAATAGATCACTACCAGTATTAATTCCTAAAATCTTCACCTGATCTTTTACCACATCGCCAGTTTTTCCATTATATGTTTTTTGTGCAGAATCAAAATAAAATCTATTTTCTTCTAGGCTTCCAAATATATAATCGAGACCTCGAATTCTGATAAAATACTCGTCCGCTTCTTTAACAAAGGCCACTATCCACGACGAATCTAAGTTAGTGTCGGAAGTATCACCGGATTTACCAAGACTAAAATTACTCAATAAATTCAGGTTAGCAGTTGACACCAACTTCCAATCTAAATCGTTAACAGAATAACGTAGGCCAAAATTAAGATTAGACAACATTAGGTTGATCATTTCTGTTTCTAACCCAATAGACAGGTTGTTAACAAACTTAGGAACTATGCGAGATGCAATAGCTGCTGTTGGAATTATGTCGCTAAACTGTACTGGGCCTAATCCTGATGTAAGAACACCCCTGCCTGCGTTTGTTCCGTCGCCTGTTACTTTCACAACTTTAGTCCAAAGCCGATCAGTTTGTTCTGGATCGTTCACATTTGTTGTTACTAGCTGCCCTCTTTTAAAAGACTGGCCTGCAGGTGCTGTAAATTTTATTAAGGTGCCAGGAGTTATGTATTTTAATGTGCTAGTTGTATAAGAACCAACTTTTAAAATTGTAGTATCAACTGCATTATAAAAATACCCTGTAGAACTATTGACATCTGTTGTAAGTTGATTCCATCTATAGTTAGTGTCTGTAAATAAAATTTTATCAAATTTAGTGAGAAAGAAATTATAAACATCAATAGATGTAAAAATAGGCTCGATACTATTTCTTATAAAATTAATAATATCAATTCTGTTGGTAAATTTAAATGCTAATGATCTTTCAATCTCATCTTTATAAATTAACCCATCTGATGCAAATACATTGACGCTTGAATATTTTCCGCTGGCATCTATTAAGTCAAAATTTCTGCTAATTCCGCTTGATACTCGATTAATTGCTTTTACTTTTAAAATATTTTGAGAAGTTGATAGAGGAGCAAGATTGTAATCTTCACCGGTGATCATTCTGTTTTGAGTATAGTATTGTGCCGGAGCATTTCTTCTAATAGATGCCACTGACTCACTAGGTGTCGAAGAACTAATTGTATACTTTAAACTCAGTGTTACTGTAAGTGTATGTCTTACTCCTGACTTGTTAACATATGGTATTGCAATGCTGATTCCTCGCATTTCATTCGGAGCTACCTGGTAACCAAGACCATTGCTAGTTCTGTAATAAACTCTAAATGCACCTTGTGGTAAATTTCCATATACTCCGTCAGCGAATGCTAAATCAACTCTATCGTTTTCTTTTGTAATCACAGAATAGATATTTCGTATATTAGAATTAATGCTATTGTAAGAAATGTTATTGCCGATCAACGATGACACTTTAGTCCATTCGTTTAATTGCACTCCGGCCGAGTTTAATGCAAATAGCCAAACATCTTCATTATTAATGTTATTGGTATCTACTGCAATCAACTCGTTAGTAGCTGGCACTTCGATTGAAAAATCAGCAAGCTCAAGGCTACCCTGTTTGAACATTAAGAAAAAACCGGTATTAGAACTTGTGCCGCCTTTACCGTCATTTCTATAGATAAAGCCAATTTGATTTCCTGGAACGGGAGGTTCTTCGTACAGTTCTTCTTTGCCTTTGAAGCTGGTACTTACTAATTCAAAAGTCATTTGACGGCCTGCGACAACTTTGCTATAGGTAAAGATTGGTACATCGCTTGATGAAGTTCTAAATCTGTATTGGTCTGTTGGAATGCTATCAATTGTAGCTGATCCCTGGCTGCGGCCGAATTCTGTATTATCGGTCATTGCTGCATTAAGAACTGTGACAAATTGTTCTGCCCAATTTTGATTCGTTGGGTCGTTCCACACAATTGTCTGTTGGGCTAGATTTTTACCGTTATTGTCTAATACATTTTCTGTGGTACTAACTGTGTCAAATTTTAGTAGGCCTTTAGATGGTAAATTTCTTTTAGCATTGTAGCTTAACATTTTTGCAAGACGCAATACACTTTCTTTACGTTCTGCAAGTTCAATAAAATTTTCTCTGCTGGCTAGATCAATACGGAAACTTAAACTTTGTCCTAAAAATGCAATAGCATCGATAAGTGCTAGATACTCGCTAGACTCGATGTAGTCGTTAAAATCTTCAGGATAGTTTTCTCTAAAGTAGGCAATAATAACTCTACGAAGATTTTCAAAGTCGTAGCTTTTGAAGTCAGCACTTTGAAAAGTCTGATAAATTCTGGTCCAGTCTTCGTTTAAAATTAAGTTATTTTGTCTAGACGTTGTTGTCATAATTTACTATCCTATTGTGTATTTAACTAAAAAATAAAGCGGTCAGTTTATAATTTTATTTTCTTTATCAAAGTTAAAAGTCATTCTCTCATTTATATTAAAGGGAATATATGTTATATCTGCTTCTATTCGTATGCCCATGTCTGTGCTATCTATAATAACACTGTTAATTGCTATCCTAGGATCATAGTTGATAATCTGCTCAACGTCGGCCGTAATTAATTTTTTAACTTCTTCGGTAAATTGTTCAAATAACAAATCCCAAATAATTGTTCCAAAATCTGGGTTCATTAGTTTTTCACCCTTACGAATGTAAAAATGATTGATAATATCTTGTTTAACTAGATCAATGTCATACAACTTAAAAGAAGATTTAGTTTCTTGAGAACTAAATCCATTATAGGTAAATGCTGTGGTGCTATTGCTTCCGCTACTAGCGGTCAACGAAGCTACAGTTTTCTTATTATATATTTTTGCCATATTATGTTTCTCTATCAGTGTTTTTTGGTGTTAGAAGTTGGGGCGCTTGATTTTCGTGTAATATCCAAGGCTCGTGCATTGGCATTCTTTTCATAATGCTTTTTACTGGCGTTTTGCTTCGATATCTATTTTTTCCTTCCCATTTTTCTTTAGAACTTGTAACAGGATTATCGTGGGTTGTTAATTTTTTAGCTGCTACACCTTTTGCTGCCGCAGGACCATTTAAGTTAATTACAGAGCCGGTAGCGGTCAATGCTGCGGCACTGTTTATGTTTGTTGCTGCTGCTGAGGTTAGGAATGTTGCTCCTGTAGAAACTACACTCATAGTTCCTGTTGTTGTAATGTTGCCGTTAGTTCCAACAAATAAATTCATAAGTGTGCCTGATTCTATTTGTGTTCTTGCAACACTTTTAATGTTAACGTTCCTGCCTGCTTCAAAATTTATATCTCTATCGGCACGAAAATTTAAATCATTTTGTGTATGAATTGAAATACTATCCTCAGCAAATATATCAATTTTTCCGTTGCTAGTAAGCTCAATCCAAGTGGTGCCTTTGGCGTTTCCAATATAAATTAAATCTTCGCTGTTGTGTAAAAGAATTTGGTGACCAGTTCTTGTTCTAACTCGAAAATATTCGTTGTAGGGAATATTAACATCGCCCTTTTCTTTCTTTTCAACTTCTGCATAACTAACCGGTCCGGTCCCGGCAGGTGTTTTTCTAACATATCTATCATCGCCGTCGTCCATAACAAACGTTGTTCCGCCTAGTCTACTTGCTGGCATTTGCACAGGACTTTTACTCTGTGAACTTCCAATGTATTGTTTTTTAGAGTTAGGTCCTCTATCAAATGGTCCGGGAGTTGATATTCCAAATACCGAATTAGGAATCATACGTCTACCGCTGCTGGTTGTAACTCCCCGCACATCGTCTTCTAATAGACCTTGTTCTAAAAATCTATCAGCAATAGGGTGTATGGCTTTTTTAATTTTTTCAGTGTTAGTGCCTTTTTCAAGAGTGTTGGCTTTTCTATTAATTTCTGCAACCGGCAAAGGCTGTGTGGTATCATATTTCTTTTTCTGTTCTGCGGTGGCTTCAAACGCAGTTGATCCGCTTATCGCTGGAATCATCTGGTTTACAAATCTACCGGGCACACAGCCTATAAAATAACCTTCAGATGCTTCACCATTCACAAATACCACTAACACAGTGGTACCCACTTCTACAGCAGGGAACCACATACCATAGGCTTTTTGAGTGTCGTTAAAGTCTCCAACATTCATGCCCATATTTTCGTATGCGGTTGATCCGTAGAAAGGGCTAGCATATTTCACTGAATAGGATTGACCAGTGTCCCCAACATCGTTGCCGTTTTCTCTTAGTAATGTTACTTCAAGACCGCACATAAATGACGGGTCTAGATAGCCAACTACTTTGGCCATCATGATGCCTACAGGTAGTTTGGCACCACCGGGCGTTTCGGGTGAGCGTTTTTCTATTGTCATATATTATCCGTAAAAGTCGCCGAGGTCGGCATTATTTTGTGCTATCTCTTCATCTGTATAATCAACAGGACCAGTCTTTGGTTTTTCTTCTTTTGTAGTATCGTATACTGATGAGGTTTCAGCAGCAATTTTTGCGGAACCTGCGTAGTCGATATCTTGTTGTGGCTGACGTGCTAGGTCTAGAGTCTGTTGAAAAACTCCGCCTGAGAATTTACTTTCTACAGCGGTCACTTTGTAAATTCCGCTAAACGGAGTGACTTTACCTCCGTTAGGAAAATTAAACAATCCACCTTGGCCTGTTGTTCCTAGGTTAGGTTCAATTGGATTTCGCCATGTTATGTAAATGAATATTTCACTTCCTTCCCAATTCATTGATCCGTCTGATTTAACTTGAGTGTTCGGTCCTTCGTCTGAAAAATAATTTGAATTTAGTCCGCTGTCAGAAAGAAAATACAAGTCTCCCATGATGTCTATTTTAACATTGACCATGTCTTGAGATCTAGTAAAAGACTGATTAAAATTATCTGCTACCATTTGTTCAACTGTTTTATCTCCCGATATTGACGGAAATGTTAATAAGGGATTTGGCTTTGTGGGAGCAGATCCTGTAACTGCTGTTGCGCTTTCAGGGGCCACACCTTTTTGTAATCTGCCTTGCGGAGTTTTTTCTTCTGCAACGTTATTAGTCTCTTTATTAGAAACCGCGGCATTATTTTGCAACGGTGTTGGTGAAATTCCTGTATAAAATTGTCCGTTGAATTGCAGATCAAATTTTATTATATTGTTGTTTTGTCCTGTGTAAAGATAATCATATCGTTTGGCAATAATACGTTCTAAGGCTGCTCCACCCGGAGTTGCCGAGGAGGGATTTTGAAAAATTGCTCCGCTTACTTTAAAAGGAACAACACGGTAAATGTATTTTTTTGCCCGTACGTTTCTTATAGGATCAAACTCTAGTAATTGTATTTGAACATCGATTCTAAACCAATCTACAAATCCGTCTTTAACTGCTTCTTTTTTTAATTTTGAAACACAATATTCTGAAGCTAACACTACACGTTGAATTATTTCAGTGATTTTTGTTTGTTGTGGGAATCTAATTTCTCTCTGCTTAGGGTCAATCGTCATGGCATCTCTGACAATCCTTCCTTGGTCGTCAACTGCGTCGCCTGCAAGTTTAAAATTATAATTACCGCCAGACGTTTCAGAAAATCCCATGCTAGATTTACCAATTGCTCCGTCGCCAAAATTTTCAGATAGACTTTCTCTATCAGATTTTGATATTTTTTGAGTTCGTTCTGCTTTGGGATCTGCAATTGCTTTTAGTGTTTCTGTAGACGCTCCGTTTTCAGTGCCAACAGGATCCGACGAGCTGGTTGGGAATACAATTTCATATATGTCAGGGAACACTGCTTGGCCGTCGGATACCCTTAATAGTTGTTTCTCATTTAACGTTGTGCATACACTTTGTTGTCCAGACACTAATACTTCGCTTACTGTCATTCCAGTAACTCGAACGTCCGTTGATACGTTAGTTACAACATCACTAAATCCGGTGTAGTGCATAGGGGCTGCTTCAACTGTATATCTACTGCCAGATTCGTCTACTTTAAATTCTACCTTGGTAATTTTAATTGTGAAATACTTTGTTAGTTCGTCCGACCCTTTATAAACAGCACCATCGTCTGAGGATCCTTTAATTTCAAGTTTTAACAGATAAGGACAATCATTTAGATATGAGGGATATCCTGAGTTAATTGCGGAGGCCTGCAAACTTTGTAAAAATATTCCTAAAGAATACGGTTCGTATACATCAAATTTAAAACTTGATACATTAGTGTTTCCAGACTTTGCGCTGCCGCCTAGCGATGCGGTCATACTAACATTGTCAATAAAATATTCCGGGGCACCATATTGAGTATTTGTTCGACTGAAGTCATATCTCCCTGCAGAGGACAATACTATATTATCTAACAAGTAGGGAGAACCTCGATATAAACTAGGTTTATTAAATTGTTCCGGTGTTAGACAACATAGTGTCCACAACGGAGAATACGAGGCAAATTGTTCTAGTACATTTTCGTAAGGTGGTCCGCCAGCTGGCGGTGTTACTGCACCAAAGGCTTTTAGCAAAGAAGTCATGCTGGGGTTTGTAACAACCTCTGCAATTTTTGAAACATTAAAGCTGGCTGCGTCTGCGCTGATAGCATTGGTAATACTTTTTGCTGCTCCTAGTGCCAGTCCGGATGTTGTTGCAATTTGTGAAATTGCGTTGCCGGCTGGAGTTAATATATTGGCTATTTCTTGCCCAATGTTTCTAAAAATTGTCATCTTAGATTCCGATAAATCGTTCTATGTTTGATTTTTTAGGACAATAGATCATTGTTCCAGGCGCAAAATCGTATATAGGATCTTTTAGTGTCTCCATATTACGTTGAACAAAAACCCACCATAGTCCAGAATTTCCATAAAGGTCAAAGGCCAAGAGGTCAGGGCGATGTTTGTATTGTGTTTCTATTACGTATTTGTAATCGTCGGCTTCGGCGGGCACTGGTCGAATACTTAATAATTCAAGATATAAATTATTTTCAGCAGTGTTATAATAAGGAGATGTTTTATTGTATAATGCCATTTTAGATAAATCCTTGGCCAGCTACAATGTTGCCGTTTGCATACTCTGCAAGATTAAATTGTCTTAGTCGTGTTCTATTATAAATCGGCGACACTGTCACTGAGATTGTACTCATCGCAGGGACCCAGGTAGGAGGCGCACCGTTCAAGGAATGTTTAATGTAGGCAACATCATCTTTGAAATCAACTGAAAAACTTTTTACAATAACAGGAACTCCTGCAAACACTCTAGCGCCATAGCCAGTGAGGTTGCAGACAATTGGCGGATTACCTACATTAGGGCCTGTACCAAAAAACATTCTTGTGGCTGTTTTTAAAAAGGTAGTTCCTTGAATCCAATATTCTGCATCTAATTCATTCTCTACTGAAAATTCTCCGGAGATCTGAATGTCATCTATTTGACTGCTTTTATAAGCCTGATATGGTTGATTACTATGCACTGTCTCAATTTGTGAATAATTTGCTTTTGAAGATACAGTGATGTTTGGCAGATAAGGCCAAACGAATCCACCAGTATTCGACAGGCGTTCAAATGCTGACCCAAATAGACCAAAATTTGCATTTAACTTTACTCGCCAGTCATCGGCTGATCCCGCTTCTAATTTGACAAACGACCCTTCTTTACTAAATAATTCTGCACCACTGGGTAAGTTCTTCCCACGTGCCATACTTAATAAATTGTTAACCATACCAGCAGCTGAAGATACTGAAGTAGCTAGAGAGGCAAGGCCTCCTCCGATCCCACCTCCAGCTAATCCTAATTTGTTTAAACTTGCACCAATTGCGGCGCCGGCATTGCTTAGTGCTCCGGCGGCACCTCCTAACTGGCCGGCAATTCCACCAAGGGCACCTGTAGCATTTGATGCTAGACTTTGTATAGTGCTGCTAATCCCACCTAGTGCGCCTGTTGCTCCGGCAAGGGCACCTTTTGCATCATTAGCTAGATTACCAGCTGCTGCCGTAAAACCGTTTAGACCGGTACCGATACCGCCACTTAGCTGGTTTACTGTTGCATCTAAGTTTGATTTTAATGAATCAAAATTTCCACCGGCTCCAGCAATTGCGCTAGATGCTGCACTAGATGCAGCGTCGGCTGCTGCGCTAACTTGTTCTGAAACAGACGAAACTAATTTCGCCAAAGGGTTGATAGATAATGACATTTTGAGTGATTATTCCTGTTATACTCTATTTATTCTTGACAAAATGTGCTATTATATTAACTACTGGAGAATTCTGAAACAATGACTATATCTACTCAACCGCCTAAGATTAAATAT